GGCCGTCGACGATGTCGGCGATGTCGGCCGAGCAGAGGACGGTGTTCGCGGTGAGGGTGATCTTCGCGATGTTGCCCGAGGTGACGCCGGTCGTCGGCGCCGAGGGCGACACGCCGCTCGCGAAGAGGACGGTGCCGGCATCCGAGTCGTGGCTCTGGAAGATGAGCATGCCGAAGTCGTCGCCGGCGGCGATCGAGTTGTAGCTCACCTTGTTCTTGTCGTAGGAGATCGTCGCCTGGGCGCCGACCGCGTTCGACGGGAAGCCGGCGATGTTCACCGAGAGGACGAAGGTCTCGCCGACCTTGATGGTCGGGCTCGCGGAGAGCGCGAGCGTGGCGGGAGCGGGATCGCCGGCGAGGGCGGGCGCGGCGAGCATCGCGGCGAGCGACAGGCCGAGCAGGGACGACTTCTTCATGTTGAAATCCTCAAGATGGCGGAATTGTCGGGAGGCAACCACCCCCCGGCGCGTTGGACCGAATCACGAGGCCCCGGACGATCTGGACCTTCGCGTGACGCGACAACATGAGCCAAGCGCAATCTCGGGCAAGTTCCCGCCATCGAGATTCGCAAAACCCGCGCAAACGGAACAGCCAGTCGCAGGCCCGTGCGACTGAGGGAAGCCCGATCTTCAGCGCAGATCCGCGATTTCGCGCAGGAGAAGCCGCTGCGTGCGCGCAGCGTCCGAGAGCGTGACGGGGGCGTTCTCGGACTTCGCGAGGATTGCGGCGACGAGCGCCGCCACCTCGTGGTCGTAGCCCGTACCCGTCGGATACGCGTCGCCGGCGACGATCGGCCCGGGTTCGCCGTCGACGACGACGACGAGTTCGGGCTCGCGCCCGAGGCGGAAGTCGATCAGTCCACCCTCGCACTCGATGGTCGCGACCATGGTGAAGGCGAACGCGGGATCCTCCATCCATCCGCCCTCCGCCTCGACGGTGGTGCCGTCGAACATCGTGATGACATCACCGGGGCGCTGAGCGGTTCCGCTCGGCATGTTCTCCGCCGTGGGCACCCAGCCCGTGACGCGGATCGGCAGGCCCAGTCGGGCGATCGTCTGGACGGCTCCGATCACCGCGGCGGCGCCGCCCATGTCGGCCTTCATCTCATCCATGTTGGCAGCGGGCTTGATCGAGATGCCGCCCGTGTCGAAGGTGATGCCCTTGCCGACGAGCGCGAGGTGAGCGGTGGCTCCCTTGGGCGCATAGTCCATGCGCACGAGACGTGGAGGATGCGCCGAGCCCATGCCCAGCCCTCATCGCCTCCCCAGCCCATCCATGCCTGCCAGCCCTTGCCCTGCTCGTCCCACGTCGCACCGTCCTTGTCCACCTCGTGGCGGGCAAAGTAGGACGCCATGCGTCGTATTACAGCGACTGACACCGGCTGACGATTAGCGAGTTGCCGTGCCCTGGCGATGCCGACTGGGGTCATGCCCCGCTGTGACGGTGGCTTCTCTGCCCTGACTTCGAGGGCACGGCGGGCATTGTCGGCCACGGCTTGCGGTGGGATGTGGGTATCGGTCTCGGCTTTGGTCGTCATGAAAGTCCCGCTTTCTGTATCGCATCCCGAGCTACCTGGTCAAGCGTGCCGTCCCGTGCGATGTCGGCGGCAACCTGCATCGCCGTCGCCCAGCGGTCTCGATGTATCTGCGCTTGCTGATCGCCGACGACATAGGGCGCATAGCTAGCCGCATTGTAGAGCACCGCTTCGAGCCCCTCCTTGTCAACGCGGTAGCTACGGTTGAGCGACTGACTGCCACGAAGTCCATTGCCTTTGCCACGCTCGTATGGGACTTTGATTTTGCCCTGCGAAATCATGGCCATGACAAAGCGGCGTTGTTTTTCCGTTTTGTACACCATTGAGCCACGCTTGGGCTTTGGTGGCGTTGCCTTCAGTAGCCGACCCTGCACCTCCTTGGCATAAGCGAGGCTAACTGATGTCACCACATCGCCGATGGCTTTGGATAGGTCAATGCCAAGCTGGGTTACCTCTACACTCATCATCGGCGCACCACCGTGAGTGCAGTCGAGCATCGGCAGTTGGTATGCGCTGGCGGGCCCTCGGGATACTCCATCACCCAGCCCTGCGGATACGTAGAGGTGACCTCGTCCTCAACGAGGTTGTGCAGTGGCCCACACGTCGGACACACTTTTTCGTCAACATTGGTAATCCATGTACGCTCCATCATAATACCCTTGCCTGCGAGGTACGTCTGATAGTCCACCTCAGCCTGCGCCGCCGCACGGGTCACCTCAGTGATAGCGATGCTTCGAGCACGGGCCCGATCCGTCGCTGGAGCGACTTTGCGCATGACGTCCTGTATGGTCATGCCTGGTGTGGTGCGGTAGGCGGCGATGGCCCTTTTCAGTACGGAGATGGTTGAGGCATCAAGCTGTCGATTGCGCTCTGGCACATACTCAAACAGCCAATCTTGCACGATGTCGCTGGCCTCGGTCGGGTCGATGGGTTGAAACTGCGTGCCCAGTCGGTCGATGCGTCCACCCATCACCTTGCCCAGCTCATCGCTGAGTACGGGAGCGGTGATGTCACTCACCTTACCCTCGGCGTCGCTGATGTCCTCACCTCGCATGATGCGCCGTGCCCAGCGCTCACCCCGTGCAGTCAGTGGTCCGATGAGGCGGTCAAAAATGTTTTTCTCCTCTGGGGTGAGGTCCTCCGCTTTGACTGCATCCACCACCGTGCGCACATCGCTCACGCTCATGCCGTCGCTGAGTCGCTCCATCACGCTGGCGATGTCGTCATCGCTGAGGATTTCGCTCTTGAAGCTGCACTGCAAAGGCTTCCCCGCCTTGATGCGCCGCTCCAACTTTTTGGCGAGAAGCTCAAACTCTGCTGAGCGCATGGCCGATGCATCGCTTGGCGCATCGGTAGCAAGGTCAGGCAGTGCGGGTGGGGGTGGCTCTGTCGGCGACGGTTCAGGCAGTGCGGGTGGGGGTGGCTCTACTACAGGCTCTGGTCCAAGCGCCTCCTCTACCATGTCATAGCCGAGAATGGTCATTGCTCCACGGAGTGGTACACCAGCTTGTACGAGTTGAAGCAGTGACCCAGCACGTTGTGCCTCATCTGTCTGCAGGACATCCAGCGCCTCGGGTTGGAAGTAGAGCTGGTAATTCAGTGGCTCGAGGAGTTGCTGATTGAGGACTTGGTCGTACAGGCTCAAACGTGGCACGATGGTTTCACGCCAGAAGCTTTGTCGATCGCTGTCGGCGGTGGCATAGTTTGCTGCCGATGCCTCGACCATAGTGCGTGGCACGCCCAGCGTCATAGTGATGCTGGTGATGACACGCTCTTGGAGTTCTGGCAACATCAGTGAATCAATCGGCGGGGTGATGGTGCTGATTTTCAGGTCAGGCGCTCGGACAAACGCCGTGCGAAAAGCGTTGATGACGCCACTAAAGCGTGACTGCCACTCTGTGCGGAATCGCTTGAACTCAGCCTCGTCCATGTTCTCCGGCAAGTTCAGCACCGTGATGGGTTGCGCACCGCCCTCGAAGAAGTGCGAGGCAAAGCGCTCCAAGTAGTGGCCAAGTTGTGCACTCTGCAAAGCGACGCTGGCAGGGGCAAGACCTGGCCGTACTTCGTCGTGCAGTGATGGCTCACGGAAATAGACAATGTCGTCGATGCTCCATGGCCCATAGTTGACCTCGCCCACGCTCTGGTGAAACGTAATACCAGCGTAGGGGTTGCCAGGCTTGGCTTTGCGGGCATCCCAGTCGACGCGCATTGTCGTCGGGTTGAGAATCTGGAACCCCGTCAACACATTGCCCCGTCGGAGCTTGAGCCAAAAGGCGCCGCCCGTGAGAAGTAGATGACGCTCGGTTTCCTTGATGAGCTGGGCAAGGTCCTGTGACCATGGCCATTCTGCATCTTCATCATTTCGGTAGAGTTGATACGGGACCGTGCTGATCGCATCGCATCGCAAATTCACCGCACGGTACAGCATCGGTACGGCGCCATAGGCGTCGATGGTGCCGTTGAGGGCATCATTTTGGCGGAGCTTGTCCACCCATCCAGGGTATGACGTGATAGGCATTAGCTAAACCCCCAATCAATTTTTGGCCGTGCGACCATCGCCACGGCACCGCTTGCAGCGTCTACATAGTCGTCATGTGGTGCGCTCGGAAACGCCACCACCTCGTCGATAAAATCTTTCACCCAGCTCCCTGCCACGATGCGCACCGCCCCTGCCTCGGCACGCGCCGCCCATGGCATGGCACGGCTCGTCTTGTCCTTGTCCACCTTGATGCCTCGCAGGGTGGTCGATGCGAGCTCGGGCATACGGCGCAGTTCCTGCACTGCCGCCAAGCCATGCAGTGCCTCTTCGATGCCGAGCACGGTACCACGTTCGTTCAAAGCAGTGGCGACAATTACCTTGCGCACGTCGGGCCACTCTGCTTTCATTCTGATGCCGTCAGCGATGTACAGCACGCCGTCATGCATGGCGCACCGTACACTCGCACTGTAGTCGGCGCTCTGCTTGGTTGATGCTGCCAGGTCCCA